TACCGCGCCGTACGAGCCGTTCTGCCGCCTTTCGTAGGAGATGAACTCGTCAAGGCAACGCTCGTCGCGCTCTATGTACATTCCCTCGCGCACCGCCTTGACGAGCGTGGAGATGACAAGCGGCTTCGTGACCACGTTGGTGTGGAAGCCGTACTTTCGCGGCAGCCCCGCGCGAATGTCCTCCTCCGACTGTTTGCGGGCGTAGAGGTTCGGGTAACAGTCCCTTATCTGGTTGAGGATAAAATGCGACTGGTCACCGTCAACCGCCCTTTCCCTGTCGTGTGTCTCCAAGGTGTTGCTTTCAATGACAAGGAGCGCGTTGTCGTACACAGCCGCTATCTGCGCCGCTTTCCACGCGAGAATATCCATATCCGTGTGTCCGTACCACTGCGCGACCACCACGGGCTTTCCCCCGTCAAGCATCGGTGCGCGGTCAATGACAAGGACGACAGACCAGTCCGCCTTAGCCCCTCGCCCGCCAATGTCCACGACGGCGAGGTATCTGTCCGTGACGCGCTCCGCCGCGTCCGCTTCCTCGGGCATGTTCCAAACCCAGAGCAGCCCTTGCGTGTCCTGCGAGAAACGGAGCGAGCGCAGCGCGTCCTTGCCCTCGTCCGCGTCCGCCACGACCTCGCCGACGAAGCGCGGCGGGCGGCAAGTGGGGCGCATCTTCTCCACCTTGTAGCGGTCGAACACCCTTTGCCCCGAATGCGTGAAGGCCTCAATGTCGTCAGAGGGGAACTCCGAAGCCATCTGCCCGTGGTCGTTGTACTTGCGCCTTTCCGCAATGTACCACGCGATAGCCTGCAATGTCGCGCCCCTTTCCCAAAGCCACCAAAGGTATCTGCCCGGCTCCTCGCGCTCGGACGGCGCGCTCTCCCGCTCCTTTCCGCGCAGCAGCTCCTCCGCAAAAGCCGCCTCGTCCTCCACGTCCACGGAGTACTGGTCAATTTCGTACCACGGGACGAAGAGGGCGCGGAACTGCGAGCGTCCCGCTTTTGCCGCGACATACTCGCGGTGGAAGAAATTGCCCGTGCCGTTAGCCGTGCTTTCGTAGACAATCATCGTGTACGGCTTGTAAAGCACGCCCGAGCAGGCAGAGCGGACAATGTCCTCGGGGCGTTTTCCGTCCGTGGCACGCCAGATGCCCACCTCCGAAAGGTGTACGAGGTTGTAGTCGCCGCCGCGGCAGCTGTCCGGGCGTTCCGCCGTGCCAATCTTTATCTTGAAATTGCGTTGCGGGACGCGGTACACGCTCCCCGACTTTCCTACGGACGTGAGCTTCTTCTCCCCCTCGTCGCTCGGCTCGTCGGCAGGGTGCAGCATGTGCGCGGGGTAAGCCGAAATCATGCGGTCGAACATATCCTTGATTTCGTCCGAACCCGCCCCTTGGTGCGCGATGATGAGCGAGTTGAGACCCACCTTGTGCATAAGCTGCAGCCACGCCATATACAGCTGCGAGGTGGTAGAGCCGCCCCATTGCCGCGCTTTCAGCATCACAATGCGGACGGGCTTTCCCGCGAGCCGCTCCTCCTCCAATACAGATACGAAGCGGCGTTGCGGGCGCGTAAGGCGGAAAAGCACATCGTCCCCGCCGCCTTTCCTCTTGATGTAAGCGAACATAGCCGCCCAGAACGGGAAGTCGTGTCGGCATCTCGCGCGGACGAAGAGCTTTGTGACTTTCTCGCGGCTGTCCTCCGTAGGCTCTTCGCCCAAGTACCCGGAAATAAACGCGTCCAGGGAACCGTAGCGCACCAGCTCCTGCACGAGCGGCACGCCGAGCATAGGCACGGGAAGCCACTGGCGCGGCAAGGCGAAGTCATTTATCACAACAAGCCTGCGCTCCCCGACGCTTCCCTCGCCCGTGATGGGGTTGAACGGCGCGGCAGCAGCCGCGAGCCGCCTTTTGTTCTCTTGCAGAATAGCGTCCACCGTCAGCCCCATACCCTTTTGCGTTTAATCCGTATCGGCATATTCATCACGGCGTACACGAAACCGAGGGCGAAGCACCACAAGTGCAACCGCCCGCTCACGGACGGGAATACAAAACCCGCCGCAAGGTACGCCGCCATCCAAAGCGCGTACACCTTTTTCCGTGCCGTGCGGAAGAAAATGGAAGCGAAGAGGAAGAACACCATCCCCGACATACCCACGACGGGCGCGGTCTCGCCAAGGGCGGCAGCGGGAAAGAGCGCGGACGAGAGCCACGCGAGGAACAACAGGCGCGGCGTGACCCCGTAGACGAAAGCCACGGAGAGGAGACACCACGCGTTGAGCGCGGCGTGCGCCACGCCGACGTGAAAGAAAGGGTGCAGCAGGCGCGGCGCAAGCCCGCACCCCGCGCCCACGCCCATCCCGCAGTCACCGAAGAAGCCCGCCGCCGTCACCCCTGCCGCCAAAGCGAGAGCGGCAATTTTTCCCGTTTTTCCCTGTTCCATTTCTCTCTGAATTTGCACACGACCAGTTTCACGCTTGCCGCCGCGAGGTAGAAGCTCGGGGCGGGCTGCGACACGACCTCCTCGCAAATAGCGAGCAGCGGGCGCGTGTCCCCCGCCCGTGCCTTGGCTTCCACGCGGCGTATTATCTCCTCAAACATTTTTCTTTTCTCCGCCCTCATTGCGGACAGCCCCGCCATTCCCCTGCGCGAAGCGGACACGACATAGGCGGCACGCGACGGGGATACGTAGAAACGGCGTGCGGGCGAGCGTGAGACCCTTTCGTAAATACTCGGGAGAAATATGTGGCGGCACTCCGCTATGCAGCGGTCATAGGCAGTCATAATGTCGCGGACGCGCTCGTCCGCGCAAAGGCACACCGCCCCTTTTTTCTTCATAAGGTAGTGTAGTTTAGTCCCCTGACGCTCGTTTGTAAAGTTAGCGAAAAGCCGCACGTCTGTATAAAGATATAAGTCGGAAAGAGCAGTGCCTTGATAATTTCGCGCTATAACGGACAAAAAGGAAAGAGAAATGGCGGACAGCAAAGAGATAAAGAGCAAGCGCGAGACCGCGCTGGAGCGTTTGAAGGCCAAGCACCCGGACGGCGTGTATGACGACGACGAGGCGGTTTTCGGCCAGATGAACGACGACTACGACGACTACGAGAACCAGCTTAACGAGTACAAGGAGCGTGAGGGTACGTTTTCCAAGCTTTTCACGGACGACCCGCGCAGCGCGCAGTTCCTGTCCGACTGGAAGAACGGCAAGCACCCCGTAGTGGCTTTGGTGGAAATGTTCGGCGACGATTTCGTCGAGGAGATGAAAAAACCCGAGAAGCAGCAGGAGCTTGCAGAAGCGAGCAAGGCGTTCGCGGAGCGCGTGGCAAAGGAGAAAGAGTACGACGAGATTTACCGCAAGAACATAGAGGAGACCCGTTCCGCCGTGGCGCGGCTGCAAGAAGAAGAGGGCTTGTCGGATGATGACGTGGACACGGCAATGGAATTCCTTGTCGGCATTATGAAAGACGGCATTCTCGGCAAGTTCACCCCGGAGAGCATAAAGATGGCTCTGGACGCAGTGAACCACGACGAGGACGTGGAGTACGCACGCGGCGAGGGCGAGGTGGCAGGCCGCAACGCCCGCATCACCGAGCGTCTGCGCAAGCGCGGGAAGAGCGACGGCACGGCGAGCCTTGGCGGGCGCAACGCGGGCGAGACCCCGCGCGACACCCCCGAGCTTGGCGCGCTTGCAATGGCGGACAACGACGACATCTGGACGCGCGGCGGCGAGAAGCGCACGAAGTACCAGTAAGCAGAGACAGAACAAAAGTGGCACATCCTAAACAAAACGGAACAGAAGAATGAAGAAGAAGACCAAGAAGACCCTTGGCGCGGTAGCGCAGGGGCTTATGTCGGCGGCGGCTATCGCTGCGGGAGCGGGAAGCGGCGTGCTGATGGGCGCGGCAACGAGCCTGCCCGACGCGGGCAAGACCGAGAGCGGCGCGAACGGAGCGGGCGGCAGCGACCCTAACGCGGGCATCGCGACCGAGACTGCGGGCAGATTTAACGGCGACCCGAATTTCTATTTGAGCGACATAGACAAGCGCATCGTGAAGATACGCCCTATGGCAACTCCGATAGACCAGATAAGCCGTTACGCGAAGAGTTCGGGCAGCGACAGTTTCGAGATAAAGTATTACAGCGTAGGCACGCGCGAGGTGAAGTGCAGCACGAACGCCGCAATCACGAAAGCCGGCACCCCGAGCGTCTCGCTCCCCGTGGACGACCCCAACATGTTCACGCTTGACGACACCATCCGCGTGGTTGGCGTGAAAGGCGTGTACAACGAAAAGGGGACGAAGTACGACGCGGACGACGAGAACACCCCCGACCTTATGCTTTGTGTGTGCGGCAAGGACAGCACCACCAATATGCCTATCGCATACGCGGTGAACGGCGAGTGGGACACGAACACCAAGCAGGCAATCCTCGTCCCCGCAATCCCCAAGGGAACGACCCTTGTGCGAATGGGCAAGGCCTGCGGCGAGCTTGACGTGCAGACGGGACGTTTCAACAACATCCCCATGCCCGAGACGCAGTATTGCCAGAATTTCATGATACAGGTGGAGCAGTCCACGTTTGACAAGATTGCCGCCAAGGAGGTGAACTGGAATTTCTCCGACATTGAGGAGGACGGCGTGTACGACATGCGCCTTGCTATGGAGAACACCTACCTCTTCGGCGTGAAGAACGTGGTGAAGCACCCCGCCAAGGACGGCATGAACACTTGGTTCACGGGCGGCATCTGGTGGATGGCAGGCAAGGACATAGAGGTCGGCACTTGGGACGCGACGCAGAAGTGCGCCGTAATCACCGACGACAACCTCGTGGACATCACCAAGGACTTGTTTGTCGGCACGGGCATCGGCAACAAGCGCAAGATATTGCTCTGCGGCTCTGATATGCTCAGCGCGTTCTCCAAGATAAAGAGCGACAAGTTCCGCCTGAAGGACACGGTGGAAGTCTGGAACCTCAAATTCAAGAGCTGGGACACCGATTTCGGCGAGGTTCTGACCATCCACCACGAGCTTTTCGACGCGAACGGAATGAGCGACTGCGGCTTTGCGCTTGACCCCGAGTACCTTTCCAAGAAGACGCACGTCAACTGGGCGCGCAACGTCCTTGACTTGCAGAAAGCGGGCATCCGCCGCACTGACGCGGTAGTGATACAGGAGGTGAGCTGCCTCTATCTGCGCTACGCAAAGGCACACGCCCGTATGAGACTGGCACAAGCACCCGCTTCCGGCACGGGCGACTAAACAAACAAGCAGCCCCGATGGAACGGGACGGGGAGGGGGCATCCGTCCTCCTCCCTTTTTCGTTTCCGTCAGACGAGGGGAAGCGCAGAACACCACAAACAGAAGAATGGAGAAGATATACAAAGGCAACAGCCACGTCTGCCTTAGCGTGGCATTGCAGGGCGGCGGCAGCGCGCGCGTGTCTTTCACGCCGCTGTCGGGCGGCGGCAGCACGTTCCACACGGGAGACGAGGGGCTGCAATGGGGCTTGGAGCATCACCGCAAGTACGGCAAGCTATTCACCCTTTGCGGCGAAACGAAGCCCGAAGAGGAAGAAGCGGCGGCAGAGGAAGAGCAGAATACCGCAGACGAACCCGAAAAGGTGAAGCTTAGCGACTGGGACACCGCGAAAGACTATGTGTCCGAGCGTTTCGGAGTGAGCCGCACGCGGCTGCGCACGCGCAAGCAGATAGCAGAGGTTGCAGCCACCTACGGAGTGAAGTTTGACATAGAAGAGTAAGAGCGATGGTATACACGGCAGAGGAGATAGCCCGCGACGTGCGCGTAGCCCTAGACTTGAACGACGTGCCTACGCAGCTTGTGCTTGACGCGGACATAGAGACACTCACCACGGAAGAGGTGATACGGTCGAAGATAGGCGACGCGGCGGTGCGCGTGCTGTCCGAAGCCCCGCCTACGCTGCTGGACGGCGGACACGGCTTCGCCGACTCCGTCTTTTGGGGCGCGGACGGTTGCGGGTGGACGCTTCTGCCGTCCGATTTCCTGCGCTTGATAGTCTTTGAGATGAGCGACTGGGAGAAGCCCGTCACCTCGCCAATCAGCGAGTTTGACGCGGCGTACACGCTGCAGCGCAGCCGCCACAAGGGACTGCGCGGCACGCCGCAGCTTCCCGTGTGCGCGGTGGTGATGCGCCCCGAGGGCAAGGCGTTGGAGTTTTACGCGTGCGCGGACGACACGGCGTATGTGCGCCGCGCCCTTTACCAGCCCTATCCCAAGGAGGACGAATATGAGGGGTGGGACATCCCCGAGCGGTGCTACCGCGCGGTGGTGTATATGACCGCCGCGCTGACCGCGCAGGCGTTGGGGGACGCAGACAAAGCCGCCGCCTTGACGCAGCAGAGCAGCGCGGCAATGATATGACGGGCGGCATTGGCACGCTTAGGCAAGGAACGAACAAAGAACGAGAATGAGTACGATACCGACGAAACAGATAGACGGCGACGTTGCGGTAGGGCGCAACGTGAGCATGGGCGGCACTGGCACGGTGCGCGGCTCTCTGACCGTGGGACACAACCTCACGGTGGAGGGGTGGCTTGAAGCCAAGAACATCAAAGGCCCGAGCAAGGGGCTTTTCAAGAGCGTGACGCAGCTGCGCGAGGCGTACCCCAACCCGAAAGACGGCTGGTGGGCATTGGTTGCAGTGTCGGGCAGCGCGGACAGCGACCACTTGGGGCAGCTCTATATGGCGGACGGCGGCACTTGGGTGGCGCAGGTGGACAGCAGCGGCAATCCCTTGATGAAAGGGAACCCCACGATAGACAGCACGGAGTATATGGAAGCCGTGGAGGAGCTGACAAATGACGTGGAAGAGGTGAAAGTGGAACTTTCAGAGGTGAAAGACGACCACAAGCGCGACTTTACGGCTTTGCAGACCACGCAGACCACGCAGGGCAACGCCATCAACGCAAACACCGCAAGCATAAAGACCGCGCAGGGAACCGCTGAAACGGCAAAGGCCGACGCGGCAAAGGCGCAAGCGGCAGCGGACAAGGCGCAGTCCGACCTTGGCGATTTCAAGGGAACGAAAGGCGCGGCTGGCGGCATCGCCCCGCTTGGCGCGGACGGCCTTATAAGCTCGCAGTACCTGCCCGAATATGTGGACGACGTGTTGGAGATAGGCGGCACGCGCAGCGGCATCACCGTGCTTGCGCAGACTGCGGAGAAGAAATCCACGGACGACAAATGCTCCGTCGTGTACAATGAGGACAAGGGCGTGTTTGTCCTTGCCGTGGCATCAGCCGTCACGATAATCGGCGGCGGCTCGTTCTTTACCTATTACAGCGGCTGGACGGACGCGGACATTTTCGGCACGCAGACGGAGAACGGCGTTGCCCCCCACAGAGGGAAACTCTATGTGGACGCGGCAGAGAAGAAAGCGTATTGCTGGAGCGGCACGGCACTGGTGGCGGTAGGCACAGGCTTGGCACTCGGACACGAGAGCGGCAACGCGTACCCCGGAGACGAGGGCGCGTCACTCGCGGCGTGGAAAGAGACCGCAGACGGCGACATTGCCGACTTGAAAACCTTTGCCGAAACGCAGAAGACGCTGCAAGCAGCCGACTGCGTGGTGAACGCCAACACCCTTTTGGGCTACGGCGACACGCCCCGCGAGTTCGCTTTCTCGGAGGTGCTTTCCAAACTATGGGAGAACGACGCGGACATCAAGAAGCCCGGCGTGGTGGTAACCTTTATGGCAAGCGGCGGATGGAAGAGCAAGCAGTGGACTAACGCGGGAAGCCAGGGCGCGAGCGACTGGAAGAACGAGGGCAACTGGAGCGACTTCGGCGGCGGTGGAAGCGCAATAGGGAACACCGTCAATGTCAACGCCCTTTGCGGGGAGGGGACGTACACCCTTTCCGAAGCAATCAAAGCCGTGCAGGCCAAGGAAGAGGAAACGGGTCAGACCTACTTGAAAGGCGGCGTTGTGCTGACCTACAAGACAAGCGAGACCACGTCAAGCGGCTTGCCCAAATGGGAAGCTCGCCAATTCATCCTCACGGCGGACGACCTTGACGCGGACGACGAAAAGCCTTGGGTGGAGTTCGGCGGAAGCGGCGGCGGCAACGTCGCCACGTCCGACACGCCCGCAGAGGACGGCAAGGACGCGTTCTCAACGGGCGGCGCGTATACGAACATACCCGCAGACCTGCATCTGGAAAAGACCGACAACAACACCTACAAGCTGTGGATGACCAACGCAGGGGAGCAGCAAGTGGGCAACGAGGTGCAGTTCCAAGCAGGCGGCGAGGGCGGCGGCGGTGGCACGGGAACCGTGATGAGCGTGCAGTGCGAGCAAAGCCCGCTTTACGCCAAGGCAGGCGGAAGCGTCATTATCAAAGCGTCGGTGCGGAGCGTCACCACGGTGGGCAGCGACGAAAGCAGCAACGTCATTGAGAAAGTGGTGCTGAAAGACCGCGACACGGGGCAGACGCTTGAGACATTCGCTTTCAACAGAGCATCGTCCGCGAGCAGCGACACCTACGACTTTGAGATGGACGTGAGCAGCTATTTCGTGACCGCGTCAACAAGGCGTTTCCAACTTGTAGCGTATGACGATGCGGGCAATACGGGCAGCCGCAACTTGAACGTGAGCGGCGTGGACGTGACGATAACAAGCGTGCAGACCTTGAACTACACGGCAAGCACGGCACTTGCAGTAGGCGGCTCGGCGAAGAGCATATCAATGTACAAATTCGCCAACAACGCGTCCGACAAGGGCATCAAGGCTGTGACGGAGATATACCTCGGCGGCGAATGGCAGACGCTTGGCACGGACACGGTGCAGAACACCTACTCCCACAACATCACGATAGACCCGAACAACTGCCTTGGCCAAAAGCTGGCGCACGGCGCGTACCCCTTGCGCATACACGGGGAAGACATCGGCTCCGGCGTTACGGGCAACTATCTGCACACAGCTGTTATGGTGGTGGACAGTGCGAACACCACGCCGCTTGTGGCGATGAGGTGGTACACCGAGGGGCTGCAAGGCACGCGCAAGAACTATGAGAACATAGAGGTTGACTATGCAGTGTACGTCTCAAACGACGATGAGCCGCAAGCCAAGGTGTCCTATGACGGCGCGACCGCCACGTCAACGGTGGCATACCGCAGCAAGACCTACACTTTCAAGAAGCAAGTGTCGGAGAGCGTGCATGACGGCACGAAGACGATAGAGGTGCACGTGTCGTGCGGCGGCGCAAGCTCGGAGACGGCAGTCTTCGTGGTGGACGGCTCGCTTGTGGACATAGAGGAGTTTGACACGTCGCGCGAGTTTGACATCAGCTTTGACACCCGCAGCAACAGCGAGACCGACAAGACCATCAAGGACGGCGACGTGGAAATGACGGTGACGGGCTGCAACTGGTCAAGCAACGGCTTTGTGAAAGACAGCTACAACACGAAAAGCTACGGGACGGACAGCGACAAGGGGCGCATGGCTCTGCGCATAGCGGAGGACATGAAAGCCGTCTGCACCTACAAGCCTTTCAAGGGGACGGACATCCAGCAGAACGGAATGGCGTTGAGCTTCACGGTGAAAGTGAAGAACGTGGCAGACCGCACGGCAAAGCTCATAGACTGCCTTGGCGACAACACGCTCGGCTTCTACCTCACGGGCGAGAAGCTCGTGTTCACCTGCGACGGCGGCGCGGCGGCAGACCCCGAAAACCTCGGAGCGCAGAAGACCGCCGTGGCATTGTACGCCACGGACAAGGAGACGCGCTTTGACATCGTGATAGAGCCGACGAGCGCAGCCCCTTATTCCGGCATCGGCAGCGTGAAGATATTTGTGAATATTGCTGTCCGCTAAAACTCAAAAGGTCATAAAAACTCCTCCCGAAGTCCTTTAAAATGGGGCTTCGGGTTC